ATGTACGACGATGCTACAGCGATAGAGCGACCGCAAGAAATATTGATTGATGTTATTGGTTTGGGCGCAGGCGTGGTGGACAGGCTAGCGGAGCAGAATCTACCCGTGCGCGGAATCAATGTTGCCGAAGCACCCGCGACTAAGAAAAATTATTTAAACCTACGTGCTGAATTATGGTTTGCGATTAAAGACTGGCTTGCGCAACGTGATTGCAGGTTGCCAGATGACGATGATTTAGTCTCAGAACTAGCAGCGCCTTTGTATAAATATACTTCGACAGGTAAAATTAAGATTGAAAGTAAAGACGAAATGCGCAAGCGTGGAGTCAAGTCACCAGACAAAGCAGACGCACTTGCGCTGACCATGGCATCAAGTGCTGCAAGTTTTGGTGGAAGCACAAGTTTTTTAGGTTATAATTTCAGACAACCGCTTAAATCAAGAATAATCAGAGTAGGATAATTTATGGCAAAGAAGATTAAACAAACAGAAGTCATGGCAGAAGCACAAGAGCAAAACGATATGATCGACCTAGTTGGGGTGATTAAATCTGAGATGGATGATGCTAAAGACTTCATACATCAAGTTGGTTCGGAGAGAGCTGAGTCTACAGAATTTTATTTAGGTAACGAACCAGAAGGTACTAGCTCATTACAATCAGAGTTTGTATCTACTGATGTAAGAGAAAGCGTTTTGTTTATGTTGCCATCTATCATGCGTACATTCTTTGGTACTAAAAAGATTGTAGAGTTTGTCCCAAAAGGACCAGAGGACATCCAGTTAGCAGAACAACAAACCGATTATATTAACTATCTGATTAGAGAAAAGAATCCTGGCTTTCAGGTTTTGTATGACGTTTTTAAAGATGCCTTAGTAAGAAAGACTGGCTTTGTAAAAGTCTTTTGGGATGACAGCGTAACTGCAACAACACACGAATACAGCAACATAGACCCACAATCCTACCAAGCATTAATACTAGACAAGAACGTAGAAGTTATAGAAGAGTCAGTAACCAAAGAAACGATTACTACGTTTGATCCTGTAAGCCAAGAGGAGATAATTCAAGAAATACCAGCGAGTTATGACCTAACCATTAGAAGATTAAAACCAAAAGACCAAGTATGTATTGAATCTGTACCACCAGAAGAAATACTTATATCAAGACACGCACGCGATATAGAAACTGCATCTTATGTTGCCCACAGAATGATTAAGTCAGTCTCTGATTTAGTTGCTATGGGTTACGACCAAGAAGAAATAGAAGAGTATGCAGGTTATGGCGGTAGTGCTTTAGACCCAGAAAGCTACGAAGAACAAGAAGCAAGAAACCCGTTTGATAACATGGTATATCCAGACAGACATGATGCTGGCGGTAAAGACGTTTACTATGTAGAACACTACCTATACTACGACTTTGACGGTGATGGTATTGATGAGCGAATCAGAGTATGTACTGCTGGCGATGGATTACACGTTTTAAACGTAGAGCCATGGGATGAATTACCAATATGTATGTTCTGCCCTGATCCTGAACCGCATACAGCAATAGGTTCATGTCCAGCTGATTATCTAAAACCAATACAAGCTGCTAAATCACAAATTATGCGTGATACCCTAGATTCACTAGGCCATTCAATCTTCCCAAGAATGGGTATTGTTGAAGGTCAAGTAAACGTAGATGACGTATTAAATACAGATATTGGTCAACCAATTAGAATGAGAGCGCCAGGAATGGTACAACCATTTGCAGTACCTTTTGTTGGTAAAGAAGCTTTCCCAGTTCTAGGATATTTAGACGAATCAAAAGAAAACAGAACAGGCGTATCTAAAGCAAGCGCAGGATTAAACGCAGAAGCTTTACAATCTACAACCTCCGCAGCTGTAACTGCTACTATGAGCGGTGCGCAAGGTAGAGTAGAACTAATATGCAGACATTTTGCTGAAGGTGGTCTAAAAGCCATGTTTAAAACAGTAAATAACTTGGTAATTAAGCACCAAAATGCACAAGATGTCTTTAGATTAAACGGTAAATTTATACCTGTAGACCCAAGATATTGGGATTCAGACAAAGATATGGTGGTAAATGTAGCTATATCTAAGTCATCTGACGAGGAAAAATTCCAAGTTTTAACACAATTAGCAGGTAAACAAGAACAAATCATGCAAACACTAGGGCCACAGAATCCTCTAGTATCAATGCAACAATATGCAAACACTTTGACAAGAATGATCGAGCTAGCAGGCTTCCAAGACGCACAATCGTTCATAAATACAGAAGTTCCGCCTATGCCACCTATGCCACAAGAGCCACCACAGCCAGACCCAGCTGCTTTACTAGCACAAGCTGAAGCTCAGAAGGCACAGGTACAAGCACAAAAAGCTATTATTGACGCTGAAACAGACAGAATGAAAATAATCATGGACGATGATAGACAAAGAGATATAGAAGAAGCACAACTTAGAGTTAAAGCATTAGAACTTCAAGCTAAATACGGCGCACAAATAAATATTGCCGAAATAAATGCTATCATGGAACGAGATAGAGAAAATATTAGACAAAATGCAAAAGCTCAAGCTCAAGGATTATTTACAAACAATGTGCCACAACAAAATATATGATATTGAAGTGATGGTCGATGACATGGTTTATGTAGGTAAAGAAATAAGAGCAAAGAATAGAACTCACGCACTACAGATTATGTCGATTATGTCAGGTGGCGAAGTAACAACAGATTCTGAAATAATTTATTATGAAGAAAGGACGGTACACTAATGAAATACATAAGTAAGTTTTGGGTATGGTTAAAAGAAACTATACATAAATTTTTAAACTGGTTTGATAACTTAATGTCACCAGCACCAGTCGTTAAGAAAAGAGGTAGACCAAGGAAGAAATAATGGCGATTACATACAGAGGCGAAAGATTTAGCGGTTATAACAAGCCAAAACGAACACCAGGCAAATCTAAAAAGTTTGCTGTACTTGCAAAGCAAGGTGATAAAACAAGACTCATTCGCTTCGGTGATCCAAACATGACAATTAAGAAAGACCAGCCAAAAAGGCGTAAGTCATTTAGAGCAAGACATAAATGTGACACCAACCCCCCAAGTAAACTAACAGCAAGATATTGGTCTTGCAAAAAATGGTAAGGAGATAATTATGCGAAAAGGACTATACGCAAATATTCACGCTAAAAGAAAAAGAATCAAAGCTGGTTCTAATGAAAAAATGAGAAAGCCTGGAACAAAAGGCGCACCAACAGCGAAAGCTTTTAAGAAGGCAAAGAAAACAGCTAAAAAGAAGTGAGGTTCTTAAAGAATCTTATAAGCAAATTAGTAGAGCGTTCTTTACAAAAACAAGCTGACAAAATGTTCTTCAATTCTAAATGAACGATATAGTTACCCTCATAACCGAACTAGGTTTTCCTATAGCTGCGGCTATAGGTTTGGGTATGTTTGTTTGGAAACTTATCAACAGAATTATTGATGGTATGGAAACTAAACTTGATACCGTAGATGATAAAGTCAACACATCGATTAGTGCCATGGAAGAACGTCTTGGCACAAAACTAGACACACAGCATGGTATTTTAGTAGCATTAATAGATAGAGTTAGATCATTGGATAATGAAATCATTAGACAAGATACTATGATTAAAACAATGTTAGGAGTTCCGCAACTTATAGATACTAATAAAATATCTAAAGCGGGGAGAAAAGATAAGAGGAAAGACTAATGGCAAGCTATCAAAAAAGAGGACTTACAAAAAAACAAATAGAGCAAGAAGAAGCTGCTAAAACCAGAATAGCTATATGGTGTTTTTTTATGGGCGTGATTATGATTTTAATGATTGCAGGACAAAGCCTTGCAGCTGATGAAATGGTACATAAATTTAAGTCACCATCATTCTCTGGTGTTGGAACTTCTGCACATTATCTTACAATTGAAAACCAACAATATACTCGTAAGATGACTTTAAAAGCAGAACTGAAAGCTTTACAAGATGAGATAGAAAGAGACAAAGAAAACACAACGCTTGCAAGATTTATAAGAAACCTAGAATCAAGAATCTATGCACAGCTATCAAGACAGCTTGTAGAAAACTTATTTGGCGAAACACCTAGTGATAGTGGTGTTTTAACTTTAGAAGGTAATACTATAGAGTATAATGTTGTAGACGGTATCATAACTTTAAACATAACAGACTCAGATGGTAATACGACAACTATATCTCTTCCTATCGGCAGCTTTACTTTCTAGCTGTGCGATAACTATAGATCCGTTAGACAACAATCTACCACCATTTCAAAAAATAGAAAAACCAGAAATAGGTTCATTACTTGTACCTGAGCTTGCAAACATACAATCTGCAAACAAAGTAAAGCCAGTTATTGCTATATATACAGGGTCGTTTGCAGATCAAACAGGACAAAGAAGAAGTAATAGTTCTTATGCAACCTTTTCATCTGCGGTAACACAAGCACCAGACGCATATCTTATTAGAGCTTTGAAGCACGCAGGTAGTAATAAAGATGGTTTCTTTGATGTAGTTGAGCGTGTTGGTTTAGATAATGTAACCAAAGAACGTCAAATAATAAGAAGTGCTAGACAACAAAACAAAGATAAACAGAAGCTTCCAGATTTATTGTTCGCAGGTTTAATAATGCAAGGTGGCGTGATATCATACGAAAGTAATGTAAAGTCTGGCGGTGCTGGTGCTAGATACTTAGGCATTGGAATGTCTAGGCAATACAAGCAAGACACCGTAACCATATCTTTACGAACTGTATCTGTAAGTACAGGTAGAGTGTTACTAGAAGTATTAGTAACGAAAACAATATTAAGTGCATCTATCGATCAAGATGTTTTTCGTTTTATTACTGACAGCACCGAACTAGTAGAAATAGAAAACGGTTTAGTCAGAAACGAGTCAATCAATATAGCACTACAAACAGCAATAGAAACTGCTGTGCTACAAACAATTAAGGAAGGAACAACCAGAGGATATTGGAATATAAATGAAGAAATTAAAACTATTGATTGCGATGATGATTGTGTCGCCTCTATACGCGGCTGATAACGAAATATACATTGACCAAAGCGGTTCTACAGCAAACATTGATTTAGAACAATTAGGGAACTCAAACATTATTGGTGGACTTAATTCTGTTGCAGGAACACTTACAGCATTAGATTTAGATGGTCTAAACCTAACACTAGACATTAACCAAATAGGTAATAGCAACAAATTCTTAGGAGATATTCTTGGTGACAACATTACAGGTTTCTTTGAGTTTGACGGAGATAGTAATACCTTTACTATACAAGGTGATCCTACAGATACTTACGGTATTGATAGCTCAGACTATAACGTAGATGTAACTGGTAGTTCTAACACCTTTACATTAGATACAGGCACAAGCGCACTAGCTGGCACATTAGACTTAGATTGGATTATTAACGGCGACAGCAACACTTTTGATTTTGATATAAACTATGATAGTGCTACTAACTATGTTGATGTAGATGGGGATAGCAATACAGTAAACTTTACAGGAAGCGGATATGCAGACGGATATTTCTATCTTGACCACACAGGAAACAGTAGAACATTCAATATCATACAATCATCAACCTTGGTTTCTGATTGGTTACAAATTACTTCTAGCGGTTCTAACGGCACTATTTGTGTCACTCAGAACGACGGCGGAACAAGCACAAGCTGTTGATGTAGGAAACATATCTGAATTAACTGGCGAAGCTAGTGTTGTTAGAGATAAGCCTTATAGTGCTGAACTAGCATTTAACATCCAACAAAACGATGAAGCTATAACAACCGATGGTCGTATGGCTATTAAGTTTTTAGACGACTCACAGGTAAAACTAACCGAACATTCGCAACTTACCATAGACGAATACATCTTTGACCCTAACCCTAGTAAATCTAAAATGGCTATTACTTTTGGTTTAGGCACAGCTAGGTTTATTACTGGTAGTCTGAATAAGATAGATAAAAACAATATAGATCTTAAAACTCCTACTGCAAACATAGCAATCAGAGGAACAGACTTTACAGTTACTGTAGATGAAATAGGTCGTAGTTTGTTAATTTTATTACCTGATATCAATGGTTTATCTAGTGGTGAAATAGTTGTCACTACAGCTATGGGAACAGTTACACTTAATAAACCTTACGAAGCTACAACAGTAGATGTATTTGAAAAGTCACCTACACCGCCTGTAATCTTAGACCTAACCCTAGACCTTATAGACAATATGCTTATTGTTAATCCACCAAAAGAAGAAGTAGCTATAGAAGAAACAACACAAACACAAAAGAAAAACATACTGGATTTCAATGACTTAGATGTAGATTATTTAGAAGAAGATTTTTTAGATTCAGAAAAAGAATTAGAGTTTACAGAGTTAGATATAAATTATCTTGATGTAAACTTCCTAGAAGATTTATTAGATGTTATAGACGCACTACAAGAAATAAAACAAGAAGATCAACTGGCACAAGATGCGACATCTACAAACATAGTTGGCACAAAGTTAGGGCAAGACTTACAAACACAAATAACATCTTTTGTAACAGGTGAAGTATTAACACTTATGCGTAGTGTCAGCGATACTGCTAGAGTAGATATAGATTCTTCTGGTAGTTATACTGTTATCTTTATACAAGACGGAACATCAAACATTGTAAAGATAAACGGTGGTTCTAGCAGCACTATTAAAATCACACAAAGTAATTAATGAAGCGTTTACTATTCACAATACTTATAATACTAGGATTGCCATTAGTATTCCAAAGCACGCCTACAGAAATACTAAAACTAAAAGTCTTTGATTATCTTGTGCCTGAACAAGAACCATCTGGCTACTTTACTATTTTAAATATAGCTGAAGAAGATATAGATGCAGAGGGCGGTTGGCCAATACCAAGACAAAGACTAGGAGAAATACATAAACAAATTATAGATGCTGGTGCGCTAGGTGTAGGTTGGGTTGTTAGTTTTCCGCATCTAGATAGATTTGGCGGTGATGAATTTTTTGCAGACTCTCTTGCCTATGGTATATCTATTTTAGCTTCATTTGAATACCCAAATCAAATATACCCAAAAACTGTTGGTACGGTAATCAAAGGTCCTGATGTTGGTGGTATGCTATCAAAGGGTGTGGTACAGAATACTCACAACCTTAGAAAACACTATATACAAGAAGGTATATCTGCTGCACCCACCGATCTTGATAATCTAGTCAGACGCATACCACTACTACTTAGAACACCAGACGGTTATGTTAGTTCCTTTGGTACAGAGGTATTAAAAAGTTTAGTAGGTGCAAAAACTTACATCATCACAACTAATGACATTGGTATACAAGAAATATCAGTTAGAGGTTTGCCACCAATTAAAACAGACAGTCTTGGTCGTAAGTGGATTAGTTGGGTAGATACACCACAAACTAATTTACAAGAATTAGATGTTGCTAATAAATTTGTATTTGTTGGTATAACTGCACCAGGAATTATGCCACAGGTTGCAACTCCAGTTGGATTATTAGAACCACATAAGATTCAAGCTGCATTATCTGAGTCAATACTCATAGAAAACTCACCAAGGATTCCAGATTGGTCATTAGCAGCCGAAATTTTGATTTTTGGAATTTTTGTGTCGCTGACATGGCTCACAATCAATTATCTCGGTGTAGTTAAGGGTCTAAGCATAGCTGTAATTTTACTCTTCACCACAGGCTTCTCAGGAGTTTTTAGCGTTCAGAAAGGCATTTTGTTGGATTTTTCATGGACTTTTATCTCACAAATCATAACTTCTACTGTTGCCTTCTATGTAAACTACAAAAAGCAATATAAATTGCGTCAACAAATCAAAAAACAGTTTGAACATTATTTAGATCCAAGACAAATAAAACGATTACAAGATAATCCTGACTTACTAAAACTTGGTGGTGAGAAAAAAGAAGCTACATTTTTATTTACAGATGTTAGAGGTTTTACATCTTTGTCAGAGAAACTAGCACCAGAAGAAGTAACTAAGATTATGAACAAAGTTTTGACCATACAATCAGATGCTGTGCAAAAACATGGCGGCATGGTAGATAAATATATTGGTGATGCAATGATGGCTATATTTAATGCACCTATAGATTTAGATGACCATAGAAGCAAAGCTGTAGAAACTGCTATAGAAATAAAAAAAAACATGAAAAAGGCAGACTTAGGCATTGATATAGGCATAGGTATAAATACTGGCACAGCTGTAATTGGTAACATGGGAAGTGATACAAGATTTGATTATTCTGCTATTGGAGACTGCGTAAATACAGCAGCAAGACTAGAATCTGCAACCAAAGAAGTAGGAAAAGACATATTGATTGGTTATTCTACTGCCATAAATTGTAAATTTAAGTTAAAATTATTAAAACCGATAAGTGTTAAGGGCAAAAGCCAAAAACTGTCGATATATACAATACAGGAGTAAACATTATGCCAATGGTAGGAAAAAAGAAATACTCATACACTAAAGCTGGTATGAAGAAAGCCAAAGCAGCTGCAAAGAAAGCTGGTAAAAAAGTGTCATACAAAAAGAAAAAATGATTGACAAACTTATAGGTCCAGTAAGCGACATAGTTGGCAAGCTAGTTCCTGATAAGGACTTACAAGCAAAACTAAACCATGAACTTAAAACCGAACTACATAAAGCGAATATGGCTCAAATTGAAATTAATAAAATTGAAGCTGGTCATAAATCTATATTCGTTAGCGGATGGAGACCGTTTGTGGGCTGGACTTGTTCTATTGCTATGCTTTATCACTTTTTGCTTCAGCCTATCATCGTCTTTGCACTCTCAGCATCTGGAGTATCTTTTGTATTACCATCCTTTGACATGGGATCGTTAATGACTGTATTAATGGGTATGTTAGGACTTGGTGGTTTGCGAACTTTTGAAAAGACTAAAGGAGTTGCAAGAAAATGAGTTGGGATAACTTTAAACTAGAAGAATTTGCTTGTAAGCATTGTGGCGAAAACAAAATAGAACATGAGCTTATAGACAAGTTACAAGCACTTAGAACTGATTGTGGTTTTCCATTTAAGATAACAAGTGGTTTTAGATGTGCTGACCATCCTGTAGAAAAAAATAAATCAAAGCCAGGAACACACGCGCTAGGTTTAGCAGCTGATATAGGTGTTAGAGGTAAACAAGCATTAGAAATAATATCTAAAGCTACAGATTATGGGTTTACTGGTATTGGCGTAAACCAAAAAGGTAATGCTAGGTTTATACACTTAGATATATCTAAAGACTCACAAGGTCGACCAAGACCACATATTTGGAGCTACTAATGGACCCATTGATGTATTGGAACATAGTTATCACTTTGGTAATTGCACCTATCATACATGGCATTAGAACAAACGCGACAGAATTAAAAAGAGTTGATATACTACTCAATAAGACTCGTGAAGAGGTAGCAAGAAATTATGTTACCAAAGAAGAATTTGCAATCAGCATAGATAGAGTTATAGATCGTTTAGACAAGCTAGACGCAAAAATGGACAAATTAATTACAGGTTAATATGGTAAAAAATAAACAAACTAGACAATTGTTTTCAGACAGGCAAGGTGGAATGAATATAGGCACGTTGTTTGGTATAGAAGGGTTGGTAGATGATAGTGGTTCAACTATTGGAGGTTTAGGTAGAGGTCCTGGAAATAGAGCAGGTGTTGGCGGAAACGTGCCAATAACAAGCCTTATGCCATTAGTAGATCCAACATATCGTTCTGGTTTTGATTATGCTCGTTCTATAGCAGGCGGTATGCCAATGTCACAAGTTATTGCACCAGGCGTAAGTTATTCACCAGAACAACCAGGCGGTTATACACAAGCAGACTTAAATGCTATGTTAGGTCAAACACCACCACCCCCACCACCTCCTCCTACAGGACCAACATATAAAGAAGGTATAGAAGATATGATTCGTATACCACCTTCGGAAAGAGGTGTGTTAATACCAGTTGATAGAAAAATGCCACCGTTAAGAGATTTGTTTGGTGGTTTTCCAACACAAATGCCATTGCCTATACCTGATTACGATCCAAGAGATATAGATATAGATGCAATTCGTCAACAAATAGCAGAGTCAGGAATAGACTTTACTAACTTGTTTGGATTACCAAAATATGAAACACCTGACTTATCAGAGTTTGTAAGAAAAGAAGATATCCCATCATTTATACCAGACGTTCCTACAGGTAGAGAATTTTCTATAGAAGATATTAGAAGCGGTTTAGATTTACCTGATTTCACACAATTCGCTAGACAAGAAGATATACCTACAATACCTACTAGAGAAGATTTTTTATCTATAGCTAGAGAAGGCATAGATATACCACAATATCAAGCTCCTGATTTATCTGTTTATGACACAAGAATTGCAGAATTAGAACAAGAATTAGCTGGTTTAAAACAACCAACTGGCGGTAGTTTTTCAATATCACAACCAAGACCAATGGGATTATTTTAATGTCGGTATCACACGAAGAAGTAGTTAAAGCTGCACAAGCAGAACAAATATTAACATCAGAAGTTTTTAAAGAAGCAATAGAAAATCTTAAAAACGAATATATAACCCATTGGTTAAACTCAAGAGAAATAGATGATGTTACTGCTAGAGAAGATATCCACAGATCATTATTACTATTACCAGAGGTTGAAAGACATCTGCGTATCATTGCAGAGAAAGGTAAGCTAACACAAGCTAATATAAACAAGATTAGAAAAATCGGTTAAAACTTCCCTTTTCCCACATTATTAAGCTAAAATACCCTTAAATACATTAAGGAGTATTTATATGAGCAATAACGGAAAACCGACTGCTTTACAAACTGATAAAGAAGTTGCTGCTTCTATGTTTGAAAGTTTCTTAACCCCTGAAGAGGACAAGGTTGAGGATGCAGTCACAGAAACAGAAGAAGTAGTTGAAGAAGAAGTCCTTGTAGAAGAACTTGAACCATCTGAATATCTTGAAGAAGATGTAGAAGATGATGAAGAGTTTGATGAAGAGGACGAAGAATTAGATGAAGAACAAACCAATGTTGAAGAGGAAGCCTTGCAACCTCAGACATTTACAGTAAAAGTAGATGGTCAAGAAGTTGAGGTGACGCAAGAGGAACTTATCAACGGCTATTCTCGTCAGCAAGATTATACGCGTAAAACACAAGAACTCTCTCAACAGCGTAAGACTATTGAGCAGCAGCAAGCAGAGTTAGCGCAAAGAGATGCGATTTATTCGCAGTTGTTACCGAAGATGGAAGCCCAATTAAAGGGCGAACTGGCTAACGAACCAGATTGGAACGCTTTGTATGAAGATGATCCTGTTGGTTATGTTCGCGAGAAACAGCTTTGGGATGAAAAGAAAGAAAAGCTTAGTGCTGTAAGTGCTGAACAACAAAGACTTCAACAAGAAGCCTTTGCTAAACAGCAAGAACAAATTGCAAAAGCAGTTGAATACGGCAACCAAAGACTTCTTGAAATAATCCCAGAATGGCAAAACCCAGAGGTTGCTGCCAAAGAAAAAGCTGCTATTAGCGAATATGCAATGAGGGAGTTGGAATATACTCCTGAAGAGATACAACAGGTTTATGATTATCGTGCTTTGCTTGGTTTAAGAAATGCTTGGTTAAACTCTAAAACAGTTGCAGCCACAAAGAAAAAACCAACACAAAAAGCACCAGCAAGAGTTGCGAGACCTGGAACGACTAACCGACCAAAAACGACAACACCTGTGAAAAAAGCAAAACAAAGGTTGGCTAAATCAGGCAAAGTGCAAGATGCGGCTAAAGTATTTGAACAATTAATTTAATTTAACAGGAGAATTATTATGGCGAAGGTCACTAATGCTTTTGATACATATACAGCTACTGCTGACAGAGAAGATTTAAGTAATATTATTTACAACATTTCTCCAATGCAAACTCCGTTTATGTCATCAATCGGAAAAAGAAATATAAAAAACGTAGTATTTGATTGGCAGACAGAAAATCTACCTACTCCAAGTGCTAGTGGACAGTTAGAGGGTTTTGAACTTTCAAGATCTGCTTCAACAGCTACAACCAGAGCAAGTAATGTTGCTATGATTTCAGCTAGAGATGCAACTGTAACAGGTTCACAAGAAGCTTCAGATGCAGCTGGTAAGAGATCAGAAATGGCTCACCAACTTGCTATCATGGCTAAAGCACTTAAAAGAGATATGGAAGAAGCTCTATGTCAAAATGGTGCTAAAACAACTGGTGATGCTACAACAGCTAGGGTAACTGGTGGTTTCGAATCTTGGATTACAACTAACGATTCAAGAGGAACTTCAGGTGCTTCTACTGGTGGCGGTGCTGCTCCAACAGACGGAACACAAAGAGCATTAACAGAAGACTTATTAAAAGATGTATTACAACTTATGTTCGCTAGTGGTGCAGAGCCAAATATGGCAATCTGTGGCCCTGTAAACAAGCAAGTAATTTCTGGTTTCACAGGTAGAACACAAGCTAGACAATTTGTTGATGCAAATACAGTCGAAGCTTCAGTAGCTATTTACTCATCTGATTTTGGTGAATTAAAAATAATTCCATCAAACAGAAGTAGAGAAAGAACTTTATTGTTAGTAGATCCAGAGTTTGCAAAAGTCTCTTACCTAAGAGATTTCCAAACTATTGATATCTCAACAATAGGTGATGCTGAAACTAAAATGATTGTATGTGAGTATGGATTAGAAGTATCTAATGAAGCTGCTCACGGTGTCGTTGCAGACTTAACAACATCATAAGTTTAGTTAAATAAGCTTTAAGGGAAGTTTCGGCTTCCCTTTTTTTTGTGCTAAAATTCCTACATGGCAAAAACTACATTAATAGATCATAAACGCGGTTTGAAATCTGTATTTGCTACAGAAGATGACAAGGTTATATATCAAACACAACAAGATATACAACCAACACTAGACTATGTAAAACATTTATCTGAAAATAAACCAGGTAAAGATTTTCGTCATGTAGCAGAAGTACCCATGGTAATATATCAACAAGCAGTTAGAGAAGGTTGGGCCAAGGATTCTGCACAATGGAAGAAATGGTTAAACCATTCAGATAATAAACCCTTTAGGACATGGAAAGGTAAAGTATGACATACGATGAATTAAAAACTAATATTGCAAACTTCTTAAACAGATCAGACTTAACAAGCCAGCTTGATTTTTTTATAGATGCAACAGAAGCAGAGTTTAATAGAAGATTAAGAGTTAAAGATATGATTAAAAGAGCTACTGCTACAGCAGATGCTCAATACATATCACTACCAACAGATTGGTTAGAAGCTATTAACGTACAAATTGATAGTAATGAATTTACACCATTATTCCAACAATCCATAGAATCATTAGATGTTTATAGAAAATCTATAAATAATGTTGGTAATCAACCTGTTTATTATGCTTTAGTAGATAACACAATAGAATTAGCACCTACCCCTGATACAAGTTATACGCTACAATTAACATACTATGGCACTATTGATGCTCTAAGTAGTTCTAATACAACGAACTTTATATCCACAGGATATCCAGATGCTTACTTATATGGTGCTTTAAAACATGCTTCTATCTATCTTATGGAAGATGATAGAGTTGCTTTATTCACACAACAGTTTGAAAAAGCATTAGAAGAAATGAGATTAGAACAAGAAAAAGCAGAATTTGGCAAAGGTTCGCTAATACAAAGAAGAAGAACTTATGGCAAAGCTGGTAAAAATATAAATTATTGGAGTAATAATTAGGAGATAATATGGCAGGATTTAGCGATTATTTAGAAGATAAAGTATTAGACCATGTGTTTGGTGGTAATGCTTATACTGCACCATCAACATTATATGTAGCTTTATACACAGTAGCACCAACAGACACAGGCGGTGGTACAGAAGTAATAGGCGGATCTTATGCAAGACAAACTGGTGCTTTTAGTGTTTCTGGCACAAACCCAACTACAGCAAGTAATACAGCAGCTATTGAATATCCAACAGCTACAGCAGATTATGGTACTGTTGTTGCAGTAGGTATTTTAGATGCTTCATCATCTGGTAACTTATTAGCTTACGCAAACTTAACAGCTTCTAAAGTTGTAAGTAGCGGAGATGTATTCAGATTCAATACTGGTGATTTAGATATAACATTGGCATAAAATCGTGGCTAGTATAGGCTACAACCAAGGTTATTATTCAAGATCTAAATATAATGACCTAGCACATCAGGCTGAAGCCGCTATACAAGGTGTTAGTGGTGTAAGCGCTACACTTAGACAAATTCATGGCGGCAGCGCCACAATCCAAGGCGTATCTGGCTTTACAGCTGTTGGTACACAAATAGACCAAGGCGCAGTTATAGGACCAGTTATATCAAATATGACTGCCACAGGCAGACAGATTGATTTAGCTGCATCTACTATAAGTGCTACTTCTGGTTTTGACGCACAAGGATTTATTACCGCAGGTGGTGTATCAGCCATAGCAGGTGTATCAGACTTTGATGCAACAGGTAGAGCCACCTTTGCAGGTATATCAACCATAGCTGAAACAAGTGGCTTTGTAGCTATCGGTGGTTTAAAATGGGAAGATATTATTGTTTCAGATGAAACATGGACAGAACAAATAGTTGCTAGTGATACTTGGACAAACCAAACAAATCCAAATACAACATGGACACAATTAGATAAGCAAGAGGCAGCGTAATGGCAGACACATTTACAACTAATTTAAACTTAACCAAACCAGAACCAGGAGCAGCGGAAGATACTTGGGGTATATCTTTAAACAGCGATTTAGACGATCTTGATGCAATATTTGCTTCCAACGGTACTGGTACAAGCATAGGCCTTAATGTAGGATCAGGTAAAACTTTATCTGTTGGTGGTACTTTAAATGTTACTGGTACATTAAGTGGCGTTAGTACATCATCAATTACTGAAGGCTCAAACCTTTACTATACAGATGCAAGAGTACAAGCTGTTTCTATTAACAATGTTGTAGAAGATACAACTCCTCAGCTTGGTGGTAACTTAGCATCTAATGGTAATGACATATTATTTGCTGATAACGACAAAGCCATCTTTGGAGCAGGTTCAGATTTACAGATTTATCATGATGGTACTAACAGTTATATTAAAGATGTTGGCACTGGTGATTTAAATATATTTGCTGCTGATAATTTACGATTACTTGATACTAATTCTAAAAATTGGCTTTACGCAGCTCAAGACGCAGAAGTGCGTTTGTATTATAACGCTGGTGAAAAACTAGCCACAACCTCAACAGGAATCAACATAACAGGTACAGCCACAATGGATGGGTTGACTGTTGATGGGCAAGAAACTATTAATAAAAATTATACTTTTGGAGCATCTAACTACCATATAAAATTAGGTGAAGATACATCAGATAGTTATATAGGTAATGTAAATGGCTCTGCTTTTATAGCTACAGGTAATTATTATGGCTCAAACCAATATACTCTTACTGGTGGGGCTACAGCATTATCTGGATTGTATATGGATGGTACTAGTGGCATTCAACTGTTTTCTGAGTCTGGATTAACCGCAAATAGCACAAATACTCGTAAACAAAGAATGAATATTAGCACAGGCGGAGACATCTCCTTCTACGAAGATACAGGAACTACAGCTAAGTTCTTTTGGGATGCAAGTGCTGAATCGCTTGGCATAGGGACAACTTCGCCAAGTGAATTACTTGCACTTCAAAGCTCATCTGGAAATGCACAAATAAGGATGCAACCAAGTGCAACAGGAACTTCTGGGATGATTAATACCACCTCAGGTTCTACTAAAGGCATGGTTCAATATAATCATAGTAGTGATTATATGCGTATTTATACCAACGGTTCTGAGAGATTAAGAATAGACAGCTCAGGGCGATTAGGCATAGGGACAACTAGTCCTCAAGCAACTCTTCAAACAAAAAATACAAGCGATAGTGCTACATTAGCATCAGTATCTCCGTCAACTGTGC